TAGGTTGCGCCATTGGCCTACGCGAATCCGGTCCACAGGGGTCGTGTTTTGGTCACTGATTGCGCCGGCGCCGCCGTCAGTGTGGGTCCACGCGGCCTGTGTGTCGTAGTTGTATAGGTGGAAGCGTGGCGTCTGTGATGAGCCGGCGGGTTTGCCCCACGCCCCCAATATCCACGCGTCCTCGGGGTATGGCTCGCCGGCGAATCCGTTTGCTGACGCGTATAGGTCGCCGTCGCTAAACGGGTTCATTCCCCACGCGGCGACTGTGTCAGAGTCGCGCATCGCGCATAGTAGGCCGCCGGCGTGGTACTGGTCAGACTTGTAAACGGCGACGAACGTCCACGCGGTGAGGGATTCGCCTAGCACGTCCCCCGGGTCGAGGTCGATAAAGTCGTCTGTGCCGTCGAAGTCTCGGACCGTCATTAGGCGTCCCTGATGTAGTCGCAGTAGAGGAAACACGGCTGTGTTGACGACGCAAACATTGTGATGTTTCCTGTGCCGGCGTCCCTGTCGAGGGTTGCCACAAACGTTTTGTCCTCGGTCGCGTCGGCCGTATATTCGGCCTCAAAGTGTGTGCGGTAGGACCGCGTGGAAATGGCGATGTCGGTTAGGACGTCCTGCAGGACGGTGCCGCTCACCGAATCTTCCCTGATCTTGGCGGCCACGTCATCGGCGTTGACTGTGCTGTGAATCCTGCCGTCCCACGTGATCCTGTAGATTCGGCCGGCCACCACTGGCGCGACTATCGTCTGGACGACAGTCTCCGTCGTGGTGATGGTCCCCGAACTCGACGTCGCCTTAGCCGTTTGGATGCGTTCTCCGGGGACCTTCCCGGCGATAATCGTCTCTCCCGCGAGCACTCCCATGGTGTTCCCTCACAGTCCGTATCTTGCCGGATTCCATAGCCTGATCGGCGTTCCGGTCGGGTGGCCTTTCACAACGCCGTTGACGGATCGGGTGACCGTAAACCCTTGCACGAGGTCCCCGAACGCGGTTGGCGCGATGTCGGTTACGGTCATCCGTTCCCCGCCACAGTAGATGTCGAATGGGAATTCGTCGTCGTCCTCGGTCCACGGCGGCCCGATCAGCGTCTCAAAGGTAATCAGGGTTTGCGTTGTGTCGATGTCAGCAAACATGAATGGGCGAATGGTGCTGGCGGTGTCGTATTTGTTGCCGTCGCCTTTCGCGGACTCATATTCGCCTACCTGCCAGGGGCCGGCCGGCGAGCAGTTGAACGTGATTGTCCGCCGGTGCGAGTCGATGGCCTCTGTCCACCCTTGCACGATCAGTGACGCCAGGTCGGGGCCGGCGATGGTGTCGGGTAGGTCGGACAGGGTGATGAGGTCCCCCGGGCGGACGTCTGCAGCGTCGGCCGCCAGCGACGGCGCGGCGTCGAGGTCGACGGACAGGCGCGGCCATCGGTCGTCCTCGGCCGTCCCTAGGTGCAGCCGCCAGCCGGCCTGATTCACCAGGAATCCGTCACCAGGGACGTTCACCGTGACCGACGTGTCATAGCGGCCGATCGCGTCGACCCCGAGCGGCCCGTCCTCGTCCACGGCGCGCCCTTCGCCTCCCTCGCGGCGCTTCGCTGTGACGTCGTTACGGACGTGCTGGTCGTCGGTGGCGGGCTCCATGGTGGGCGCCACATGCCCAGCGGTGAACCCTAGAGCCAGCACAGCCGGCGTCGCCTGATTTTGGATGCTCGCGCGGGTGCGGTAGTGCAGCCCTACGGCGGTCACAGCGTCGTGCAGTATCCCCAGGTCGGCGTCTGCGGCCTCCTGCAAAATCTCGAGAATCGGGTCCGCGTACTGCGGCCCGACTGGCGTCGTGTCGTCGAGGTCGCCTGTGGACGTGAACGCGACGGGGCACTCGGCCTCGATGCGACGGCCGGCGGCCTCCCCCGCGTACCCGGACGCGGCGAGGACGGCCGCCGCCAGGTTACTCGGGGTCGCGTGGGCCACCCAGTGCCCCGTCACTAGCGCCGTCTCTATCGTGATGCTGGCTGTGGCCTCCACGGTGAGCATCCTCGACAGAGTTTCGCTGGTGTCGGTGTGCGTGAGGACGGACACCCCGTCGATATAGACGGCATAGTCGATGTCCGCGCCGTCCTGTGTGGCGGTCAGCCTGACGTGGTGCGGGTTGTCATCCCACAGGGTCGGGTCGACGGACACTGTTGCCAGGGTCGAAAATCCAAACGTCAGGTCGATCTCAGAGTCAAGCGCATTGAACGTGAGGCCCGTCGCGCTCCCCCCCCACCCGACGCCGAACACGGTCCCGCCCACGGTCGCGCCGTAGCCGCCCGAGCGCATGAAGTCGAACGCCCACCTGTCGACGAAATCTGCCTGCTCTACGTCCGCGCGGAGGGTGGCGCCGGCGTCCTTAGGCTCGATCTTCGCCACGTTCGGCATCCACGCGGCTAGCCTGCCCTGCCCCCACACGGACGGCGCTGGGCGCCCTGCGAGCCGCACAGGCCCGCCAGGCCCCACAAGGGCCGGCGCCTCTACCGTGAGCGGGCCGGCCTCCATCGGCCAATACGAGACGTCAGACAGGGCCGCCAGGTGCGTCCGTAGCGCGCCTGGCGCCGGCGATGCCCCCTGCCCGAGACGCCGCGACACGCCGTTGCATGTGAGCGCCACCCACGCGTCGCCGGCGTCGACCGCCCGTCGAGGCCGCCACTCCGCGACCTCGCCGGCGAACCGTACGGCGCCGTCGACCGTCACCCGAATGGGTGTGTTGCGACCGATCTTCCCGTAGAGCGCCGACTCAGGGTTCCGCGGGTTGTAGGCCCCGTCCCGGTTCTGCAGGGTCAACTCGCACGAGGACGGGTCGGCCGTCGCCTGCTCATCGGCGCGGCCGTGTTTGACGCGGATTCCGTCGCGCGTATAGACGGCCGCGGCGTTCCAGTCGTCGTCGTAGTAGAGCTCCACCACGACCGTGTGTTTCGCCATCACAGGCCCCCGAGGATCGCCTGCACGTTCCCGCCGCGGACCCTTATGGAGCGGGCGAGCAACTCCACCAGGACGTCGCCGAGCCTGGTGCCGTCCGACCGTATTTCGATCACGGTCCGGTCGCCGGCCCTGCTCGACGGGGTGACGCGTTCGCCGGCCTGCAGGATGCGTAGCGTCTCCGTCCCGGGCGCCCCGGGGACGATGCCGCCGGTGTGCATCCTCGGGATGCGGAAGGTCTTGCCGCCAATGATCGGGACCCAATCAGGCACGCTAAAGCCCTTGCCGCCTACGGTGCTATTCCAGGCCGTACGGACGGCGCCGAACGCGCGGCGCCACACACCCGAGATGAAATCGCCGACGCCGCGGACAACGGCCTTGACGCCGTTGACGGCGGTGGTGACGATGCGTCGGAACGTCTCGCTTTTCTTGTACGCGGCGACGAACGCGCCACCGATCAGGAATAGTGCTGTGATGACCAGGCCGAGCGGGTTGGCTCGCATCGCCAAGTTGAGGCCGCGCTGTGCGACTGTGAGCGCCCCTGTGGCGACCGCGGACCCCATGGTGGCGGCCTTGTGTGCGACGGTCGACGCGGTGGCCCTGGCGGTCCCCACGGCGCTCGCGATTAGGTTTTTCGTGAGCGCCTTGAATGACGGAATGATGAAGTTGTAGAGCCCGGAGCCTAGGTCCCCGAGTCCCATTCCGAGCATGAGTGCGCCGTCGAACAGGTCGCCTTTCATCATCATTGACACGCCGCGGCCGGTGTCCTCGACGCCGGTGAGGGTGTCACGGAATCCCATTGCCTTAGTGTCAAGGTTGTCTGACGCTTCGCCGGCGCGGTCGAAACTGTCGCCACTGTCGCGCAACGCCTTAGACGAACGGCCCACGTCGTCGGCCATTCCCTTAGACGACGCGCCCACCTTGTCAAACGATTTCGTCAGTTGGTCGTGGTCGCCGGCGAATGTGAGTGTTACCTCTGGCTTGCGGCTCATCGGGTGACCTCCAGTCCGGCCTGTCGTGCCGTGTCCACTAGAGCATCCTCTAGCAACCGTGGGATGTCGTCGCGGGTGGCGTAGTAGGCCGGGTACAGGTACCGGCCCTCCTTCTTGAATGGCCGCACCTGCGATCTGCCGCGGCCGACTTTGCCGCCGTAGTCGAGCCACCCGTAATACGGCACTCGCTTGCCGCCGCCGGCGACGCGGACGGCTGTGCGGGTGCTCTTGGCCCTCACTGACCCCCTGGCCCTACCGGACTGGGATGCGACTCGTGGGCGGGCCACGTCGACCACCACGTCCGCCACGCTGTTTAGGCCCAGCCGTAGCACCTTTGGCATATCGGAGTCGAGACGCTTTAGGGACGTTTGAAACTCGCGGAGCCCTGCGACGTGGATCGGGTCTGCGGCGCTCATGGCGCCCACCCGAGTAGGAGGCTAATTAGCGCGGCCACGGCCGGCGCGCCGATAGCGGCGATTCCGAGGACGAACCATCGCCAATTTTGCAGCGCCGACACTTGCCCTTCCAGCTTGGCGATTCGTTCACGGTTAGACGCTTGGCCTTCTTGCACGGCGGTCAACGTGGGGTCGATGACGGCCGAGATGTGGTCGACCTTCCGCCCAATATCTTGCATCTCCCGGTACATCTCATTGGGGGTGATAACGACAGAGCCCTCGGGCAACATCGGACCGTTGGGCATCACACGTCATCCTCCCTGCTGTTGTAGCCGCGCCAGTTCGTCCCGTTGCGCCTTTCGTGCGTAGTACACGTGCCAGCGCGTGAATTCGTCAGCCGACATTTCCTCCCGTAGCTGCGCCACCGTCATAGTCAGTTTCGCCGCTAGGTACATCTCGAATTCCTGGTCCGGGTTCGTCTCGAAACGACTCGTATACGCCCTTTTCGACCTCCCGTCCGATCCCTGACAGGAGTTGGATTCGGGCGATGAGCGGTTCCATTTCGCCCGATGGTGACGCCTCCTGCCAGCGGCCGACGTCCGTCTCTGTCAGCTTCGGGTCGACGACCCCGCGGGCCAGGAGTCGCCGCTCGAACACGGCCAGCCGCGGCTCATCGGCCTGTGCGGCGAGGACCTCGCCGCGTGACAGGCCGCGGATACGGAACGTGCCGAGCCCGGGTAGCTCGTACTCCTCCTCAGGGAGACGCGCCTTGAACAACGCCTCCCGGTCGACGGCGCTCACGCGCTCTGCGCCGTCGAGTCGACGTCGCCGCTCATGGTCAGTTCCACGGACCACATCACGTAATCCGCGACGGGGTGCGTCTGGACGTAGCTCTTGACCAGGACATCCACGGTGTCCTGTGGGAGGCTCGCGCCGGTGCCCTCGGGCCGGTGGATCATCTCCACGACGGTCCCGCGCAACGGCAGGAGGACGGCCCGCGGGCCGGTGGCGGCCGTTGAGTCGTACTTTCCTGAGATGGTGACCGACCCCGACGTGAGCCCGCCCAGGAAAACGTGCCCGTCATTGCCGTACGTGGTGACGTCGTGCTCATCGGCCTCGAACTTCAATTCCGAGTTGTCCGCGTACTGCGAGAGGTCGTCGCCGTCGAGGGAGACGAACGTCACCTTACCGTGAATCTTGGCCATTTCTTTACGCTCCGTCTCCGATGATGTCTAGCTCGAATAGGGCCGCGAGGTAGTCGACGCCCCCGATTGTTACGACGTCGAACTCGACGCGGCCCACGCGCACAGAGTCAAACGCCGTGTATGTGCCCGACTCGACGACGGCCTTTATCGACGACGCGCCGGCGCCCTCGCAGTAGGCCGCCACCTTGTCCCGGGTGGATCGGTCGTGCGCCTTTCCCACGGCCACAATCAGCGGGAGCGTCATTGTGTCCGCGCCCCGGTTGTAGGTCGCGTCGAGTTGCATCTCCTCCGGGTACGCGACGATGGCCGCCGGCGGGGTGATGCTATCCGGCGGCCACGCGAAGCATCGCAGGCCGGTGATGGTGTCGACGCGAGCGGAAATCGCGTCCATGACGTCGCCTAGGTCCATGGTCAGGCCGCCGCCCACCATCGGTACAGCTTGGCCCTCGACAGGGACGACTCGACGTCGGGGTCGAGTCTCGCGAGCAGTCGCATCTCGGAACCCTGGTCGGGTGAGCCGGCGACCCCGTACGGGGACCACCGTCGCGAGTGGTAACGGTGCGCCTGCAGCATTGTGGCCTGCTCGACGGCCGCCGGCACAGCGTCCCATCCCCACACGGCGTCAATGGTGACGCCGTGCCGTTCGCTTGTGGGCATCGCCGTGCTGCCAGAGTTGACACGGAGACGCTCGAACGGCTTTCCCTTTTGCGCCGCGTTCACGGGTTCGAGGGTGTAGTCGTCGACCGCGCCGGCCTCGACGGTGACGGTTAGGCCGGTGATGTCCTGCAGGTCGTCGAACACGACGACCCACACGCGGGCGCGGCGGTCGTAGTAGGCCGTGTAGGACCGTTCCTCTGCGGCGGCCGTCTGGCCGAATTGCCGTCTGCAGTAGCCGTCCACTGCCCGTGAGGCCGCTGTGATGGCGAGCGCCAGTTCCGCGTCATCGTCGGTGTCTGTGATCCGCAGATACGTTTTCAGTTCCGCGAGTGTCACGTAATCCGGCGCCCACGCCATCGGTCGGTCCTTTCTCTCAGATCACGCCGAGCAGGTGCAGCAGCAGCAGGACCGCCAGTAGCACCACGAGCAGGCCCACGGCGGACATCAGGACTGCGCCGGCCTGCCAGGCGCCGTCGCGGTGCCGGCGTTGTGCGCGGCCTTCCTGCGGTCCGCGGCCTTGCGGGCGGTCGCCGTCTTGGCGAGAGCCTTTGCCTTGCGCTCCCGGTATTCCTTGAGCGCCTCAGGGTTGTCTCTGAGCAACATTGCGGTTCCTTCCTGGTCGGTCGGTTCGGTTCGGGACTGTGCGGGAGCTCCACCCCGGAGCGCCGTGGTGGAGCTCCCGCGTGTGAAGGGTTGGCTACGTGGTGATGTTCTCGATGGTGGCGTACGCCGAGCGGTTCTGGATGTTGCCGTCTGCCCGCTCCCACGCCACGTACTCCACCTGACCGTTGTTCATCCGCGTCCACGGGTTGACGACGACCACGAGGGGCGCAACCCGGCGGATGACGTACGCCTCGCGGAAGTCACCCAGCGCGGCGAACCCGCCGGCCACGCCGTCCGCGGTGACGGCGTTGCAGCCCTGGTCGATGATGACCGGGTATCCGAGCAGTTCCCGCTGCGGCGCCTGGCCGATGCCCATCGTCTGCGGGTTGATGAGCGGGCGGCCGTCGACGACGATGCGGCGGATTGCGACCCACGTGCCCTTGCTCATCACCCACTTGGCGTTTTGCTCGTACTCCGGGTCCAGCGCGGCCTCGACGTCGAGAATCTCGTCGTAGTCGATGGTGGCCTCGACGTCGAGCACGACGTCCGCGGTGAGCCCGTCGTGGAGCAGTCCGAACGGGAGTGTGGTGCCGTTGCCGTTCACCCAGTCGGCCGCCTGCTTGCGCTGGATGCGTGTTCCCAGCGCACGGGACACCAGGGCCTCGATGTCGAACTCCGAGTCCTGCAGCAGTTCCGTGGACACGCGCAGCGGGGTCGTGGTGCCGGCGCCGGTCGACGTGTACTTGAACGCCCCGAGCGCGACGGTGCCGAACGCCAGGTCGTCGCCGTCGACGAACGCGGCTTCCTCGTCCGTGATGCCGCCCTCATTGGCGGTGTCGTCGAGGGACGGGTATTCGAGCGCCCCGCCGCGTTCGGTGGTGAACCCGTCGACCTCCGCGGCGAGGCCGCCGTACGCCTGGCGGACCTCCACCAGCTTCTGTCGGAATTGCGGCGACACGAGGTAGCCGCCCTCCGAGTCGGTGCCGGCCTCCTGCGCGTTCCGCAACTCCGCAATGTCGGCGTTGGGCCGGCCGGTGCGGAGGTAGTTGGTGAATGCGGCGTTGAGGTCCGCGAATTCGTCGCGCTCAGTGCCGCCCACGTTGACGTGCAGATCGTTCCGCACCGGCGTGTTGTAGGCGTTCTGCCGCGCGCGGACGCCCTGGTCGGCCTGCGCGGTCGCTAGCTGCGCTTCGAGGCCCTCGTATTGGGTGACCTCCTCGGCCGTCAGAGGCCGGCCGACCGCACCGTCGATGACGGCTTGCAGCGCGGCGAGAATCTGGTCGATGTCCACTGTCACTCCCCTTTCAGGAGTAGCCGCGCCCGTGCGCGGATCAGTTGGCTCTGCCGGTCTTCCGGCGGCGATCCTGTGGCGTCGTGCTCCACACGGTCCGCGAGCCCGGCCTCTACGGCGTTTGCCGCGGAGTACCACGTCTCTGCTTTCATCGCGTCCCGCCACGTCGCCGTGGTGCCGCCGGCGCGGTCCGCGTAGATGGTGGCGATGGTGTCTGACAGTTCGTCGAGTAGCTCTGCCATCGCCTGCATGTCTGCAGCGTTCCCGAGGA